CGCAGCATTCATATTCTCGATGAGTGATGGGTAGGGTCGCCCAGCCTTCTTCGCTGCAGCCTTAGCCGAAGCCTTCTGGCCCTTGCTCAGCGGTTCAGACTTACCCAGCGACTTCGGTCGGGGCTTGTTCCACACGGGCTTGCCGCCACTGGCGAGCTTCAACGCCTCATCAACCGCGCCGCCATCCGCACAGTTCCAAGCGCGCAGAGACTTATTGATCCGGCTTTCGGGGTCTCGCGCCGTTTCCTTACTCGTCAACTCGTCCTTCATGCCCTGCATTCGAGCGCAGAATGACTTGCGCCGCGCCGCGTCCTTCTCGTTCTTCGGGTGTGGCGCAGGTGGTTTGAGATTGTGGCCTTCGCGCTTGGCTGCGGCGCGTCCCTTAGCGTTCAAGCCGCCCTCGGGGTTCTGCCCTTCCTTGCGGGTCCAGGCTGAGGACTTGCCGCCGGACGCACGCGCTAAGCGTAACGCGTCGTCGACTTCGCCACCTGCAGCATACGGATTTGTTTTTAAATATTCGTCTAAAGTCATCGGCGCTCTATCCTTCGGTCGCTCAACGAGCAACTCGTTCTCTGAGGGGACTTTACCTTTAAACCTGTCCCGAGGACCTTCTGGGCTATTTTCATAAAAGTGGTTTGCTGTATCTAACGGATGCAAATAAGTTAAATCTTCTTCAGGCAATTTTGAACGCCACTCGACATTCTTTGCTTCTCGCTCGCCCAGCGAACGTCCGTAAGCCACTTCGGGGTCCACATACCGACCTAAAACGCTATTGATTACCTTAGTTACTGGGTTAGAACCTTTAGGTATATTTTGATAAGCCGGGTTTGAGGGTGAAGCGCCGTGCGCCCAATCCTCGTGCATTTGTATTGCGTGCTGAAGCTCGTGGAGTAGCGACGCTCGACCGAGGTCGGCTTTTCCAGCAACTTCCGGACTTATAGCTATATACGGCGACTTACCACCGTATCCGTGGCTATAATAAGCGTCGCCTTTAGTGTTGGGGTCGACTACGACTGACATGTCTTTTAAATGCGGGTAGCGCTCATACAAATTATCGTGCGCAAATATTTTGTGTAGCGCATCGTCTCCGGTTACTTTGTCCGGAAAAAACTCTGCTGATTTATCCGAAATCTCTTTCCTATATGGGCCTTCTGGCCCCCGAAACCAGCGTGTGTGTCTCAATATGTCGCCCTTGTCTACGCCTTTGTCGTACATGTCACGTGCAACTTCTGCCGCGTGTCTTTCAGCGGGGTGTAAAACTGCTTTCTTCCCAATAAACATTTCTGTCATTGGAAGCGACTCGGTCATCGTTTCCGCAGCGCCCAGCTCGTCTCCACGCCTATATTGATGCATAGCCTGTTTTACGACTTCATTCGGGTCGTCGGGTAGTGGTGCAGTAATGATTTCAGAAGCTTTTCGGCCTTGCGGCGAACGCATGGCGTCCATCATCAGCGCATTCGCGGCTAAATCGTTAACATTTCCCGCAGCGCTATCCGCAGCCTCAATTCCACGCGCAACCCTTGCGGGTAAGTCATTCTGCTCTACATACTGGGGTGCTGAACCTTTAAGATTCTCTTGTAAAAACTCCCGCTCCCCAGATTCATCAGGAACGCCGCCCTCGCCAAGCCGCTTCCGCGCAAGACGAAGCGCGTTCTCAACCTCGCCGCCTGCCGCAAGCCCCATGTCCCAGTCAGGATCGCGGTCGATCTTCGTATTGATCCGCCCGCCCTTTTTAGCACCGACCATCGCCATATCGTTAGCGTAAGCCTGCCCGCCAAAAGTCTTCGGCAACCGGTCCGTAACGAACTTCCCCGTCCCCGGAATAACGCCCAGCGCTGTCTTAAGCGCTGTCAAATAGTCTTCGGTTGCAATTGACCGTCCCAGTCTGTCGCCTGCGATCGCCTCGCCGATGCCCGGAACATAATACGCAAGCTCGGAAAGGCCCTCGGCAAAATTGCGCCGCTCTGGTGTTGGGCGCTCCTCGCCCATCAATGCAGCAGCAATGCGCTCCTTGAGAGACGGGCGATATTCCTTTAGCTCGGGCTCTTGTTTGGGGTAGTCCTTTAGTGTGGGCTCGTAGCTGCGGGACAGGCGGAGCGCCTCTTCAACGTCGTCAGCCATCACTCTGCGCCTTCTGGCTTAGGCTGATTGGTCAGCGCATCATACGCCATCTGCTGTCGCGCCTGCTCAAGATCAAGGCCCTTCAGCGTTTGCTGAGCGTCTCGGTTAAGTAAGTTCTGCGTTTGTTCGTGCCGAAGTTTGTCTGCGTGGACCAACTGCGTCTGCTTCAACCGCAACGCTTCCAACTGAAGCTTGCCCTTGCGGTCCGCAGCATGGTTCACGGCGTCGATCTTGATTGCCTGCTTCTTGTTTTCCTCAGCGATATTCTGCGTCTGCAACTGCGCCATCTTCAAGGACATATCGCCCTCAGCTTGCTGCGCTTTTATGGACGCATCAAGCATCTTCGCTTGTGCACCCATTACTTGAGCCTTGGCGGACATCATCTTCGTCTCGTCAACCGGCGGTGGTCCAGGAGGCGCTTTCGAGAACAAGTCGTCGGCGTCGTCAATATCGAGCATCGACAACAGGCGTTTGTAGACAGCCTTCTGGTCAAAAGCCGATGGATTCTGAGACGCTAACGTATAGAGCGCGATGCCCTTCTGAATACGCAGAGACTGCGACGCGGTGTTCGGGTCTGAACGAGGAACGATATTTTTATTTTCGAGAGCGGCTTGTAGCTTTGCCGCGTCTCGTTGGAAATTTGGGTTTCGGTTTGAACGCCACAATGCTTCGGGGTCTCGTTGGAATAACTCTTTTAACAGGGCGAATTCTTTTGCCTGTGCCTGGTGCATGCGCTTATGTACGGCGGACATAATCTTTGTAGCCTGCTCAATCAGCGCAATAGTCGTACCTACGGGTGCGTCCTGTCGCCCCTCGCCCACAGCTGTTTCTGCAGTTCCTGCGAGATTCCGCGATGTCGCCTCAACACTCTGAATGATCTGAACGAATCCCGCGTCAACACCCCTATACGGAAGCGGTAAAAATGCCTGATTTAGCGGTACACCGTCAACATCGATAGGTGCAACCTGTCCCGGTCCGACGCGGATATTCGTCGTTTGCGTTTTACCGGTAGAACGGGCCATGATGCCGCCGGGGAAATTCGCCAGCATGCCATTGTCGAGAGCTATTCGCCACGCCGCCGTAAGAGCTCTCGAAGCATTTCCGAGTATATGTAACAAGCCCAGATTAACACCAGGGAAAGCAGGGCAAAATACATACTCCACGAACACTTCTTTGCGGACATAAGCTTCGTCCCCCTCTTCCCACCAACGGCGGATTTCTAGGATTTGACGGCTTTCTTTGTCCATCGTCACGCGATATGGTAGTGCGAGTCCAGTCGACTCGCCGTCTTCGGTGTGTTCAAATCCTGCTAAGTCCAACTCACAATAACACTCAAAGATCTCTCGGTCAGGGTTTTCCAACCCGTAAGCCCTTTTTGGCTGCATTCCTGCGACCTGATCCAGTTTAAGATCAACGATATTTAGGTCGGGGGTAACGACGCCACCCTCTAGTGGTATATCACGCCAAGCACCCGCCAACTGCATCTGTTTAACGATGCTCGGGCGCATTCTGCTGCGGTGGGTTATCCGCGCGCATGCCTCTAGCGAAACAGCGCCATCACTTAAAATAATGTCTTTGCGATCGATGGTTTCAGAAACAGGCCTGCGCTTTAGCGGATGATAATAAACTTTTTTGTAGGCTTCGCCGCCGAGTCCCAGCGAAAAGAACATGCGATCCGTGTCCGGATAGTATTCGGGCGCGCCCGTTGTCAAGAAAAAATTGAAATCCTCTTCAAGCTGTTGGGCCTGCTCGTCCAGCGGAAGCGTGCTGTCGCCTTCGTTTACAACTTTAACCGGACCTGACGCGGGGAGCATTTCGCCGCGTGAGTTAGCTTGGAACCGAAGGACTGCCTCTAAGAGTAGCGGGTGCTTTACAACGCTAATCCCGGCGTCATTCGGTTCAGACTTGGGCTCTTCCAAGGTTATGCCTAAAAGATCGATCCCTTTCACAACGTCGGCAAGCCGCTGCTCTTGTCGCGTCACGTCGTCAGTAATCAACCGCATAAGTTCGTCGGCAATCCCGCCGAGTACGCCGGAGTCAACATATAAGGCTAGATTGGCGTCATGGTCGTTAGCGCCCTCGTCAGCTGGCGATAGCCCAAAACCTCCAAAATTTATCGCGACCTGCCCATCCGGGAGGTCGATGACGACAGCGTCTGGCTTCAGTTTGACGACGTCGAGTTCTCCGAGGTCTACTGTTTCAGCACCGGGTTGATCCGGTGTTTCAGGCTGAGGCTGCCTTAAAAAACGTGGGTCCATGATATCGTCCATCGTAATTCTTCCTTCATGAACACCAAATAGGCGTCTCTTCTAATAGTTTATTTAACTTATTCCAGCGCCGCGTTTCCCAAATTTTGAAAGCTTTAGCTGTTTTCTGTTCTTTAGTCATAGTCTGACTCGAATGCGTTCCGTTTGAAAGCGCGGACTGAACAGCGTGGCTCGCGATAGCTTTTTTCTGTTCTTTCGTACGAAGTTGAAACGGGTGTCTACCCTCTTCAACTAGGGTTTTCGCCGCCCTCTTTCCGTTACCGCTCGCAATAAGGGTCTCTGCCCTTCTGCGAGCAACAGCTTTTTTGTCTGCGTCAGACATTGTCTGGCTAGAGTGATTTCCGTTTTCTAATTGAGTTTGCGCCCCGCGACGGCTCCTGGCAGATAATTGCTCGTGCGTCAATGTCTGGCTTGAGTGTGTGCCGTTCGCCAATGCTTTTCGAGCAATTAGACTGTTCCGTTCAGCAAGAACTTCTGGATCCATTTTATGTATTGAATTATCTTTTTTCTGGTGCCTACTTATTTTAGCGCAGACGTCAGTCGTCATCTCCGGGCGATACGCTATTCTTGACGAGTTATAGTCAGGGCGCATTGTATCAAAACATTTTTGTTCTAAAATTTTTAGCTCAGGTTCTTCACAATAGATAAACATGGCGAATATAAATACGCTTTTATCAAACTCTGCATTCCAGGCGTATTGAAGATGGTCACAGTGATGTTTACCAAGAGACAATGCTTTGAAGTGACTCTTCTCACGGTTTCTTGCGTTCTTCGTCGACCCAATATATTTTTTACCGTTACGGACATTACGGATCATATAAATCCCGCACGCCGTATCCGTCCCTTCAGGAAGGTAAAAACTTGTCCCAAGTTGTTGGTCCATGTTGATAACCTTTTAGTGCGGTCCGGAGCAGCTCTGCGTGACCAATACTTCCGCCATCTCTTGGATGCGGATCAGCGTAGCTGCATGCGCTTCGTAATGTTCGACCAGAGCAACGAGCTCGTCAGAAAGTTCAATTATCTTTGCGGGATCGTCCGCATGGTCCCGAAATTGTCGCATGATCTCTAGCGCCCGGGTGCGCAGGGCTTCGGCTTGGGCTGCGACATCCTGGACAGATTTCATATTCGTGCGCCAACAATAGGAGCCCGAAGTTTAGCGTGAATTGCGGGTAAAAGCAAATGGTGCCGACTGCTGGTACTGCCCCAGCGATACCGGGTTACAAAGCCGGTGTTATACTATTTTAACTAAGTCGGCTATTTCGGCTACACGAGCGTAAGGCCGAGCTCTGGGATTCAAACCCAAGTCGACACCGGAATGCCTATGCTTCTCACAGCACCGGAGCTCGGATAACAAAGCGCACTATACTGTCCGCAATGGCTAAAGTAAAGTAAAAATCAAACGTCGTAGATGATCTTTTGCGGCTGCCTATACGCGCCTTCGTGTCGGACCTCCGCAGCGACTTCCTCTGGCCGCTGTAGCATGCCGCGCTCTCGGAGATACTTCAGCGCCTGCGTCGTGCTGTCCACGAGGTCGTCGTGTTTGCCGCGCGGGAATTGCTCAAACTCAGTGATCACCATCTCCGCCCATGTCTTATCCGGCGCATAGACTGTGCCCGAAGAAAAGATTGGCTGGAC